ATAACAGTAGATGCATCTTCTTTAAATATATTGTTCTATTGACATCACCAAGAACTGATGAAAGATCTGGTTGTGAAACCTTCAGAGTAGGTTCCAAATTAAATCTAACACCTCTACCATCTGTAGAAATAGTTCTATTATTTTGTTCCTCTGTAGTTCTTGGTTTTTCAATATCTACATAGGTGTTTGCAATAGTTTCAATTTCATATCCACGAACATAAGATTTGCCAGGAGAAGCAACAATTTCAAATAGATCATCCGACGCCAATACATCATTATCAGTTTGCTGATTAATTTCAAATACCCCATTATTTCTACCATTGTCTAAACATTCTTGAGTAGAGAACTCATATGGAGTTACTTCATAATCTCCAGATTCATCAAAAGTTCTCCTAGCAAGGGTATCTTCTAAAGTAGCAGCAATTTGTGCTTTAGAAGTACTTACAATTTCTTGACACTTACCTTCTTCAAGTTTAAGCAGTTCAATAAAATTGATAACAGTAGTATCATCTAATGCTTTTTTAGTTAATATTGTTCTAAATTTTAATCTATGTGCTCCAGGAGCAGAATAGTTAGAGTATCCCTGTGAGGGATCATTTAAAGAATTATCAATTTCTGGAGTGATAATTTCTTCTAAAACTTGTAGTCCAACTCTATATGATGGTGTTACACCAAATTGATCCAGAACGACTTCTTGCTCAGGTACAGTTACAAAATTACCTTTAATGAAATAAATACCTGCAGTAATTTTTGCTGAAGATCCTACAAAAGTTGCTTGTGAAGTAACACATTTAGCAAAGTCAGTATTTTCCTGAATTACAGTTGTTCCTAAAGAAAAAGTTTCTTCCGTCAGGAGAATTTCATCATCTTCAAATGTGGTATATTGAACACCATCTGCATTAGTATTGCCAGCATTGATATATTTAATATAAAGAGTTGTTTTACCTTTTTCAGATTGATCTGAAGATAAGGCGTTAACAATTTTTGCTTTTACTCCAGAAGTATTTCCTCTAATAGTTTTACCAACAACAACAGGAGTTCCGTCTGTATTTTTATTGGAAACTAAAGCATTCGACTGAATGCCAAAATATTCATCTTCAATTAAAAGAGCATTGTATTTTAAGTCATACCCAACTTGACCAGGAATGACCATCGCGCCATCCTTGTAGATACTAGAACCAAACTTTTCAATCTGATCCTGTAGGATGGATTGTAAAGTAGTTAATTCTCTTGCCTGAAGAGGAAATCCAGGACGAAATAGTACTTTATGAAAATTATCGTCAGAATTGAAATCCTCAAAGTAGGGAGGAGTATTCAGATTAGTTGACTGGGGCATCTTTTAGAACTCTAAAATAATTTTGAAATCTTCGGTCTGATCGTCTGCTCTGGAAATTTTATTCCTATTATCTATGTAGATGATATCTCCAGACCCTCTAATTAATTGAGGGGCAGATACTGCATTGGCAGAATCTACAATTGATCCACTTGTAATTGACTCAATTGCAATATTATCATTTCTCTCAAAAGGTGTTCTCACACCTCTTGAATCCAATCCAGAATTGTAAATATTTTCTTGCAGGAAATAAATTCTTCGGGTAACACCATCATCTTCATACTGGACAACAGTTCCAGTTGCTTTTGGAACATCAGCGTTCCCACCAGTAACTCTAATTAGTTTATCTTCTAAACTACTAGGTTCAGTGATATTAGGAAGTTCAGCATCTAATGTTAATACATGAGTGCCAATCGCTGTACTTGTCGGATTTCCTGTAAATTGTGGATTTAAAATTACTCCAACAACTGTAAAATCATTCTTAAATACAAAATCATCTGGTTCTAATCTAGCATGAAGAGCAATTCGATTTGCACCAAGTTCTTTTGCAAAATCAACAGCAATTCCTTCCTTTGTTGAAATAATTGGCGTCAGATCTGCACCAGTTCCAGTTCCTGCTTGCTCACCATTTTGAGAATTTACTACAACCGTAGAATTAATTTGACCATATGTATAAGAAGTTCCTGGATTAATAATTTTAACTCCAGTAACTCCTCCATTAGTAGCGTCTACTGTAGTTACTCTTACTTGAGCATTTGTACCATCACCAATTACATTAAATATATCGCCAGTACTGTAACCACCACCCGGTGTTTTAATGTCTACTTTATAAATTGCTCCACCATAGTTACTACTAGCATTAATTCTATTAGTAACTTCTGAAATTTCTGGAACAGGAATATACTCATCACTTTTAAATTTTTCAAAATCACTTGCATTAACAGTAAACATATACTTCCAAGTATATCCATCACCAAGTATAAATGGTGATGGTGAAGTAGATGAAGGTTCTACCGTTGAGGAAGAATTATTAGCATTATCTAAACACTTATAAACTTTATATTCAGAAGTAACCACATAATGATTGGTTTCATAAAGTTTTGCTTCATTAGAAATACCTGTCTGGTATACAATAGTGTTTCCCTGATTTTGAGTTCTATCTATAACAGAACCGTAATCATGTCTATAATAATCGTATAGTTTTCCACTCACCCATTTATTATTTCTAATTACCTGCCTCACTTCGGAAGGTGGAACTTTTTTTAATCCAATAATATAATCAAAAATTTCAAATTCAGTTTCCAGATTATCTACAGGATTTTCTGGCGTGTTGACTTCATTACCATCATTATCTTCCCAAGGTCTAGGTCTTGCAAAAAATAACCACAGTCCACTTTTACTGGAATCATCTTCATCCAATGTGATACGTTCTTTAAACCTTTCGGCAAGTAGAACCCTAAATTTATCAGTAAGTATCGCTGCCATCGCTTGAAAGGTTTCCTTTTATTTATAGGGGTTAGAAATCATATATAAAATCATCATTGTATGACAATGATTGATATTTAATCATTAAATCATCTTCCTCTACTTGATAACTAATATTTTTTGCGGTAGTGATAGTACCTTGAGCGTTATCAGTTGCATAGGTTGTGATTGGAATTTGTGAATCATCAAGTTTTACATATAAGTATCTAGTGTTGCCAGCACCAGGGAGAGTTTCATCAGAGGTATAGTTAATTATTTTTGCGGTGTTATTAGCATTGTTATAATAGATTGTATCATCAATTTGACTAATTTTTAATCGTACATTATTAAATCCATCAAGTCCAACAATCTGACCATCAATATAATCAGATCCTCTATTTACAACAGTTGCAGATGTTACAACACCAGCAGATACTGTAACATTAACAGTACAACCTGTGCCAGGACTATCCATATCAGATCCTAGTGTATATAAAAATCCACTTCCATTTGAAATACCAGCACTCAAAGTATCACCCTCACTATAACTATTAGATCCAGTAGAAATAATAGTTACTTTAGTAACGGAACCATTAGTAACTTCAATATTTGCTCTCGCACCATTACCACTTCCTCCAGTTAACTGACGATTATTATATACTCCATCATCATAACCAAGACCGCCAGTAATTGTAGAATTCATTGACAAATTCTGCAATGATAAAATATTTACATTAGATGAAGTTTCATTTGGAAAACCAGTTCCTTGCTCCGCAATGGATAAAGAACCCACTTCACCAGAACTTACTGTAACTAATACTTCATATGTTTCACCAGATGCAGATGAATCTAACCTAATAATTTGATCATATTTTAAATCAAAACCAACAGTTAAATTACCAACGCTATCAACATCTTTACCTGAAAATCTATGAGTACCTGTTTCAGTGGATGTTATATTTACATAAATTTCATTATCCAAATTATATTTATTAGTTGCTAATTTAATTTTATGCTGATCAACAACATAAACGTAATATTCCAAACCAGTAACTAATGGAGTATGATCAGTATTTGTTTGATTACTGTAGGTGACAGTACCACCTGTAACTAAAGAATGACTATCATAAACACCAGTATTAGTCGTTAATTGGAAAGTATCATCAGAAACATTAATTTGTGATGGTGTAAAATCATAATTAGTTGTTTGATTGCTCTGTCTAGCACCAAAGGAAGAATAGATGCAATTTAATTTACGTTGAGGAAACTTATCATTTGCTGCTAATAGCACTGACAGGAATGAGTTAGCATCAGTAGTTGCAGGCAAATTGTCTGAGATATTTGAAATATCTATTAATTGAATTGGTGCAGTTAACAACGTTGATTGTGTAATAGGATATTGAGTTGCATCAATTCTTAAAATTTTAGATCGTAATGATCTTCTTACTCGTAAAGTTTCTCGCACATCAGCAGATTGAAGCAGATCAGTAAACCAATATCCTTGAGTGCCATCATTAAGTAGAGGTCTAGATGCATTAGGAATGGTATTAATTTGTCCGAAAGAAGATCCTACTGAAAGTTTATTAGCACTAACGATTAAGTTTACTTCTCTAGATCTTCTTTCATTTCCTTGTATGATAATATCTCCTCTTTCTACTGGAGGATCAATGTCAATTTCTTGAAAGTCATCATCAGAACCAATGTAAATATATCCTTCAAATGTAGCACCATTCTGTGGAGGTGCAGAATATTCAACAATACTACCAAATAATTTGTAAGAAACTAATGAATTTGGATATGCTGAAACCCTACCTGTTTCCTCGGTTGATGGTATTTGTAAAGATCCGTCAATAAAAATAATCAAGTTTGCGGAGATATTTGCTGCAGGTCTAGATTCAGCAATTACTGAGAATACCTCATCATTAGTAGGATTAATCAAGTTAAATGCTCGGTCAGTGCCGTTGAATAGACCAGACATATCTTTTAATGGTATTACCTCGCCCAGGTAGAAAACATTCAATGGTGCGCCTTCTGGAGGTGCTTCTGTGAAAGATAGAACCGAATATTCATTGGGTGCGGTGCCAGTTAAATTAATTACATAAGAATCATTTACACCTTTCTTCTGTAAAATACCATTAACGATAACAAAAATATCTTTGTCAGTTCCAATATTAACTGGTTCTCTATTTTCTTTAAGTGGGAAAACTGTTTTATCACCATCAAATCCTCTAGAAAAAGATTTAACTGTTAAAGTATACGGAGTGATTTTTTCCACCACTACACCATCAGGATGCAAAACTGCAGATGTACTCAGTTGAGAACGATCAACAGTTAAAGTATTTGTTGAGATATTAGTAATTTTTACAATCTCAACTTCATTAATCAGTAAGTAATCATTTGTAGTAAATCCAGAAGCATCATCTACAGTAATTTCAGTATCAGCAACAAGTACTGCGAAAGGTTCATTAGTTAATGTTTGGACTCCAGTTCTAATTGAAGAAACAATACCACTTTCAAGAACGTCATTATCAACAAATGCATCATCTCTATCTGCTTCAGTTGTTGCTATATTGATAAGAATAAGTTCTCTATGAATAAATTTAATCGTTCCACTAGTAGGAATATTATACAAAGGTAATGCAGAACTACTAATATTTGTTAAAGTAATTACATTGCCATTAATAGCAGTAATTTCTAATTCATCGTTATTTTCAGATGTTAATCCAAAAGCAGAATTAAATAATACTCTATCACCAACGTAAACTTTAAGTGTTGAAGAAATTGTTATATCTGTTGTTGCACCTGATGCTAAAGATCCAGAAGAACCTAAAGAGATGGATTTAATAATAACATTTTCATCTTTACGTTCAATAACTGCTGATGATGTTGCTGTATTAATATAATCACCAGTAACAAAATTATCAAACTCTTCTTTAACATGTATTTTACTAATACTTACATCATCAAATTGATAATTAGGTGTAGTTGTATTACCCTCTGGATCTAATCTTTCATATAAAAATCCAATAAACTGTCTACCAATTTCAGTTCTATCTGAAGCAACATTGGGTAAAATATACCTAACTGGTGGTTCAAAGAAACGAATCTTTCTGGCACCACTACTTCTAGTATTATACACGATATGTGGAGATTGAACTATACCTGAAATATCAACTACATACTGCTCTGGTTTAATTACAAAACCTGGGGGAATTTCTAATTGCCCATCTTCAATTTTATAAACGTATTTTGTGCCATTAATACCATGAGATAATTCAGACAACGATGCTCCATTTATATCAATAAGGACTATTAACGTATCATAATTAAATCCATAATTAAATAAAATATCTTTATTTGTATCTAATTCATAATCATCAGGAGAAATTATAATACCATCTACAAATACAAAGTAATCGTGTTTTGATGCAGGTCCTGATGTCTTATTTGGTAATACAATTGGAGTCCCAACACTAACATTTCCTGGAGTAAATACACCACCACTTCCCGTATAGAACTCATTCTTGATAAATGAATTAGATTGTCTTACTGAAATTTGTGTACCAATAGGTAATGCAATGGGAGTATTGGAAACATCATCATCAGTAAATGTAATTGTAGGAGTTCCACCTCCAGCACTAACTGCAAAGTTATCATTTCTCTGAACAATACCATCAACAAATACCAGGTATTCATCTTTATTAATTGATGTAAATACTCCTGCTGGCCAAACAGATCCGTCTGTCTGATTAAGATTAAATACACTACTACTAGCAATTGATGTTTGATTCATAGTGTAAATTGAATTTACCTCATTAAATTGTCTATATCTTATCAGTTCTCCATCCGGCATTGGATCGCCAGACAGTTGTTGTGTATAAAAATCAATTACTTTATCCGCATCAATAATTTCCCAAGAAGTTCCATATGTTTGAATAATATTATCCAAAAGAACAACCATTTGGTCAACTTCATAGTCAACTATGTAATTTGGACTTCCATTTTTAATTGGTGTTATTGGATCGATTACTTTAAGTTCAAATAAAGTTTCAATTCCATTAAATTGGTCAGATATATCTTCAAATACTCCAACAATTGATGTTTTGATGTTTAAAACATCAGTCAGTAATTTATTTTCAACAACAACAGAATCAAATCTGTTATTTTCATTTTTAGCAACTAAGAAATTATATTTTCTTCTTAATTGTGCTATTTCAGCAGAAGTTGTACCTATATTGACAATAGAATTGCCTTCTTTAATTAAATTCGTTTCATCATAATTAGTATCTTCAAGGTCCTTAGTTCTAAAGTTTTCATGGAGAATACTATCTTCTGGAGAACTTAAAATTTGAGTTTTAGAGAAAACTTTATAACCTGCAGGGTGCAGAGCGTTTTCATAGTTTTCTCGCCACTCTACAAATGGGGTTTGAACTCCAACTTGGTATGCAAATTTTTGATAACGATTACTATCTTGAATCTTAAGTGCATTTGATCCAATGAAAGATCCACCATCAATAAATTGTTTTTGTGTTTGTACAACAGCATCTAATTTTGCTGATGTTTCTACTGAGTAAATTTCACCAACAACACCAACTGCTAATGTATTTAATCCAATAATTTCATCGTCTTCTTTCAATTTAGTTGTAATTCCAGTAATTCTTAAAATAGAATTATTTTCTTGCCATCCATCAATAGTAGAAATTTCACCAGAACCAATAGTTGTTTCGATATTACCAGTAGATCTAATAATACTAACACGTTCACCATTGGAGAAAGGAGATTTCTTCATTATTGCAGTAAACTGGGCATTTCTTGCAAAATTAACTGCTTCATAATATATTCCTTGATTAATAATGATATTGGAAATATCCTCAGTCCAATATGCTTGATCTAATGGTAATAAATTAACAATACCATCCTGTGCTCTTGCTTTAAGTGAAACATTACCAAGGAATGCATAGAAAGTGTTACTTTCTATGAAACTGTAAACTTGATTTGCTTCATCGTTTGAATTTGCAAAATAGTATGCTCTAATTCTAAAAGGATCTCCTGCTTGGAAAAATTCTTTAAAATTGATATTAAAATTAATATCAGATCCAGAAATAGTACTAATATAATAATATTTTTCTGCCGTGACTGTTGGGGCAGAATTATATTTAATTCCTGAACTTAGTATGTTAATATTTGAAATAATTCTAGAATTAATTACTCCATCAAATTTTGCATGATTTGGACTATCATTTTGAAGACCACCACCAACAACTTTCATCCTAGGTGAAAATAAGTAATCATCTCCAGGATCATTAATTGTTAAAGATTCTATAGTAAAATTATTTTTTAATTTACTAATTACTGGAAAAATTAGTGTTGGTTTTTGAGTTGGATCTGGACTATATCCATATCCAGAATTAATTGATTTTACACTTTTAATTGTTCCAATTTTATCCGAAACTGCTTCTAAAATTGCTCCTTCCCCGCCTACAGTAGAAATAGAAGTAATTTGTGGAACTTGTTGATAGTTTACTCCATTATTAGTTAAAGTAACTCTCTCAATAGGTCCATCTGCATTTTTTGATGTGGTTGTATATGAAATTTTATTTAAATCATATTTATCGAAAAGATTGTCATCAGGGTCTGGATTAATTTTACTGTAAATTTCAAAAAAAGTAGATCCAGAATTAATTACATGATATGAACCATTAATTGGTTCAGATTTAATCATTAGTGGAATAACAGTAATCCCATCAGTATTAACATTTTTAACTTCCATATTAACTTTACTTAAATCTGAATCATCAGGTAATAATACAAATTGAGTTAATTTACCATCAATATTGAATTTTTTTTCAATGCCAACATCAAAATATTCTTTTTTTGTATCTGATCCTGGGGTAAAAAATCGTACTTCAATATTGTTATAATTTGGATTATTATATGATACGTTAAATTTATATGTTGAATTTTCGTATAAAGTAAGTCCATTAGGATAAGTTTCATTAAAATTATCACCAGTGGATAACTTTAACTGACCAGATGGTTGATATATGTCAAATGACTCTATATTTTCAGTAGATGCAGAAATAGTTACAAAATCATTAATAACTAATCCATTATCTGAAGAATTTAATTTAGTTACAATTCTATCTTCTTCATACTTTAGTGTTTCTGCTGTACTAAAAAATAATCTATTAACTTCAGTTCTAGGGTTATGATCTGCTAAAACAGTTTCTAGTGCCGTTCTTTCGACAATCAAAGTATGACTATATGTTGTAGCAGTTAAATTTACACCACTTACAATATTAGGAGGTGCATCATTAACATTTGTTCCAGAGTATGAACTATTAGTAGAAATATACGCAATTGGATTTGAAATATAATTTTCAGAACCTGGAGTAAATGTAATATCTGAAATATTACCATCGTTAATTGTCACTACTGTCGAAATATCTCCACCATTGTTTTGAATATATCCATTAAAATACAAATAATACTGTATTCCACTTTGAGTGCCTGTACTATCATTAATTTTTATAGCAACTACTTCATTGTTAATATTTTTTTGAATAACAGTATCAATAATTCTCATTTTTTCAGAATTAATTTCAATATAATCACCAACTGAAAATTTTGAACTATCGTATACAGGAAGTGAAGATAAAATTGTTACGGTTGAGTTATTATTATGGGAACTAGGTGTAGAATTAATACCTCTACTTACAAGTAATCTATTATTACCTTGAGTAGAAATAACCTTCATAATCTCAGTACCAACTTTAATATAAACTGGATTCCCTGAAGAATGAGTAAAATCACTAATAATTGAATTATTAAAGTTATCAATTAGGAATGTAGTTTGATTATTAGAAATTCCAGATGCTTCATTTAATGCAGCAAATTTTAATGAAGCAGTAACTACAGGTGCTGAAGCATCTGGACCTACAAGTTCTGATACTGATTGAGTATCAACTGTAAGTGTAGTGTTGTAAAAATTATCTCTATTATCTGGATTTGGAAGATTACCTAAAACATTAGAAAGATATAGATTTTGATTCTCACTATCAACTGAATGGATTGTAGCAGAAAATCCTTCTATAGTTTTAATTTGATCTCCAATATTAAAAGATCCTACATCACTTCTATATTCTAAGTAATCATAGGTTGCTTTTGTTACTGAACTAATTGTTTTTCCTTTAAGAACACTTACAAAACTTGCTGCTCCAAAACCACCAGTTCCTTCATTGTCAAAATTAACAATATCGCCAAATTTATATCCAAATCCTGAAGTGATAATATCAATAAAATCTAACGATGCTTCTGCTGAAGATGGAATAGACGCCACTTCAAAGAAACCAGGATCTATTGGTTTAGGTGCAATATTAGATCTGAAATCTAAATATCTTTTTAAATTAGGAATTGCTTCAAGGTTAAGGAATTGTTGATTGTTAAATTCTGTATAAACTTTACCTGAAAATTTAGGACCAATAAAATATGGAAATCCTTCACTACTTAGTGAATTTAAATTAACACTTGCGGTCATAAAATATGCATAAACACCGTTAGGATAGTCAGGTGTTTTACAATACCTACCATTATTTGAATCTAAATCTGCATTTTTAGAAGTCCATTTATAATCTTGCTCAAACTCTCCAATTGAATAGTCAGTGTTCAATCCACCACCATTACGATCTGTTTGTCTCTCAGGTTCAAGATTATTTTGAAATAGTAATTTATATCCACTCTTCATCTCAACAATAACAGAGTTATCGTCTAATGGATTTCTATATCCATAAGGACCATAAATTGGAGCACCATCTAATGCCCATCCAATGAGTGGAGAGTGAACTAAATTATTTTGAAGATTTACAGATTCTATTTCATTTGTTGATGGATCTTTAAGTTGAAGTTTAAATGGAGCAGCAATGATTGAATATTCACTTAAAAACGTTTCATTTCCTTGATCATCAGTTGTAATACCTTTTTGGGCATAATATGCTCCAAGATCAGTTCTAATCAAATTAGATAAATTTGGATTAGTATTATTAACCTTTGTGTAAAATTTAGCAGTAGTATTTAAAATAAGGTTCTCACCAGGTTCAAAAATTTCAATAATAGCATTAAGTTCATCGTAACCAATACCACCATTTAAAATTTTAATTCCCTGCACTTGCTTACTATTACTATCCCATTCTGCAAGTAAAACTGCACCAAAACCAGGGTTAGTAGAAGTATCAACAACTCTTATAACAGGACGAGAATTATATTGAGATCCACTAGTAATAATAGAAGCCGATGTAATAACACCATTATCGATACTAAGTATACCGGAAGCACCCAATCCTCGAACAATATCAGCAGATGGGTTAATTCTATATCCTTTACCAGGATTTACAATCGTAACATCGGTTACTGGACCACCAATTTGAAGTTCAATATCTGCAGCATTATCAATATTAAGTTCAGGTGTAATTTCAATGGTTGGAGATTTAGTATAACCTGTACCTGGATCAATAATTCTTACTTTAGTAATTTTTCCATCAACCACAATAGGAGACAGAACAGCATCTCTAAAATTATTTCCAGAATAAACTGTGTCGGAAAGGTCTCTAATGACGTTTATAAAAGTTGTATTTGCTGGGTATCCTACACCACCATTTTTAATATAAACTTCGCTTACGCGACCAGAAACGACCATTTCTGCTGTTGCTTGTTCACCTGACCATATAGAAACAACTTCTAATGAAATATCATCATCTTCAGTTAATCCGCCCACATCAGACCCATCAATAATAATATTAGTACCAGATTCATAATTATTTCCAGCTAAATTATCAACTACTTTAGCAGATAATACAGATCCAAAATTATCTCTAATAACTTTAAATCTAGCTTGAGTACCAACCGTAGAAAAACCATCTACCAAATATACTTGATTTGCTTGACTTAAAATAGTTGTAGATGAAACTATAGATACATCCCCAATTGCATCTATAAGGGGAGATTCAATCTTTAATTCTGGAGGATTGTCAATTGCAAAATTATCTCCACCGTTAACAATATTAATACTTTCTATTTTACCGTTAATAATACGCTCTTCACTCTTCCAATTATAAATATAACTTCCATCTCTAAGAATTCCAACAACATCATTTGGATTAGTTTCTTGCTGAAGAGTATCTACTGATTTATTAAATACTTTGGGAATTTTCTTAAAAATATTAGCATTAATAATTTTTAAATTATTATTTTCTAAAAATACTTGACCAGGATTAATGCTATAAAACGGGATACTAGAAGTATACACATAAACTGATTCAATATCAGTGTATACTTGAGTTATTCCAGCAACGATATTTTCATTTAATACAATTGGAGTTGTGTCGTTAAAAGTCCAACTAGTAACTAATAAATTAGTTTCATCTATTAAGTTAGTAACAAATCCTAAATCACCTTTTTGGTAATATGTGCTATTTTTAATAATTTCAAAATTACTAACACCAGCATATATGATAAAATATGAACCTTCAATAATATCTGAATCTAATTCTTTAACTCTTGCTAAGGTATTGACATCATAAACATAGTCATCTGTATTAATTAATAGAGTAGGATTTTCAGAAACTCTCAATATAAAATAATTAAAATGTTTATCATAATACGTAAACAATTTATTTCCAATTCTTAAAGTTCCTTCACGATCAAAATTAGAGGTTGAATCAACGTAAACATATGCAATATCATCAACTATACGAAATTGAGTAGTAACTTTTGTGAAATACGTTGGAATTAAATTCCTTCCATTAGAAATTTCAATTTCAAATACTTGACTTGCGAAAGAAAATACATTTTCAACTGTTTGTACTGGAAACTGGTGATTACCCTGTACTAAGATAGCTCCCCTATCTGCTAATAAACTTAAAGGGTAATTATCTAATGTTTCAATTCTTACAATTTCTTTATTTTGATATGTGGCATCAGAAGATGCCATTAAAAGATCTCTATAGTTTATAATATCAGCATTTTCTTGATATAAAAATTTAAAGTAGAATGAAATTGCTTTTGGAGTACCTTTAGAGATATAAAAATCTCTAATTTTTTTAATAATAGTATCTACATTAACAGTTTGAAGATTTTTCTCTAATGCTTGCTTTGGAAAATCAACAAGATACTGTTCTCTAATTTTTTCTAAAATATAGAGAGTATATGAAAATCCCTGATTATATACTTTAATATTATTACTAGCATTATAAGAATCGGCTACAGTAACAATATTTGGTAATAATACACCTTCAACACTAAGATCATTATACGTATAACCTCTAGTGCATCCTGAAAAAACTGTACGCTTCTGTCCATTAACAGTTTTTACTGATCTAGTTTTATATAAAATAACTTCGTCTTCAATTTTAAGCAATCCATCATTTGGAGGAAAATTTACATCTTCATCAACTTCAATTTCAGTATCATTAACATCGATAGATGCTGATAAAATTGCATATGGAGTTACCGACGTATAAGAGTCAATATTGATAAGTTTTTCAATATTTCCTAAAATATCCAAAGGATTACTATTCGTTTCTAAGAACGCATAGTACTCTTTAAGGAAAGATACAAATGTTGGATATTCCGAGGCAAAGTATTTAGATACTTGCCCGTCAATGGAACTCGATACTTTTAGATCGTTAAACATATTTAACTAGATACTGGAATTTGTCCTACGCCTGATGTTCTGTTGGCAGATGAGATTGTATCAAGGATTGAGGTTACTCGTATATCTTCTGGTTTAACAGAAATATAAAGATCACGCAATGCAATGATATCATTTGATTTTGGTATTATCGAGAAAGAGATAGTTTCAAGATTACCTACAACAGAATTAATATTGATAGCATTAATATTTATTTCACCCTTTTTATAGTCAATTGTACCGGCATTTTTAGACCAGTAAATCTTTTCACCTCCTGAAATTTTAAAAATTGCTAATCCAGAAACACCATATTTTTCAAAATAGTAAACATTAGTAGTATCTTCACCAGTAATTTTAAATCCACTAGAAATTAAATCTGTATCATCAGAAATTCTATTTCCATAACAAATTTCATATGAAGCAAACACATTTGACAAAACTGGCATATTTTTCTTTATTCTAATTTTAGTAATATTAGAAGTAATGCCTGGATCAGTAGAATCAATTTCTGCTACAAGTTTACTATATTTAAATTTACCATTAAATCTATCTAAATCATTATCTTCACCAAATTTTTGAATAACAATTCTAGAAACTTCAGCAATTTGTTGTGGTGTTCTTCTCGATTTACTATTATTGTAATAAACGTAAGAATCAACTTCTAAGAAAATATAGGATGGGTCGATAACCTCAGGAATAACGGAAAGAATAGTATATTCTCTAATTGCCTTGGTTAAATTCATTTTCGCAGTCGTAGTCATTTTATCAGCACCAAATGGTTTTGCTGCAATGAATACTTTTCCATATTGTGGAGGACTAGCATCTTCTCCACCATAAATTGACAACGCTTCAAGATTGGGATATAGTTGTGTGACTAATGTCTCATAATCTCTGACTGTAACCGCTCTCTGTTGGGCAGAATATGACCTAGGAGCAAGGTATTTGATAGAAGTGATACTCTGAGGTAATGCACCACCTGAAGAGGGGTTTACGACGGTTATGGTTGGAGTTACATTTTCAAAAAATTGATTGTTATATTTAAAAACTCCAGTAAACTCAAAAAGTGAGCATTGATTTGCTTCGTCTTGGTTATTAACAATATACTCAATAGTTACTGAATCATTATTTTGCAATTTACGTCCAAAAACATCGTCCCCAAACAAAAGTTCAAACTGTTCGTTTTTATTTTCTTGAATCCAGTAGATTGTATCGTCAGAGCTTAAACCTGTAATACTTTCTGCTTTTTTATAAGTTATTGGAACATTATAATTATCTTGATTGACAATAACTGTAATTAAGTCAACATCTGCATTAGCACTTGGAATAATAATACTTTGTCTTGTTGAAGTGTCAATATTATAAACAATACTTAAAAGATTTCCTTGGTAGATGTCAATGTCTGAAAAACGTACTTTTCTAACGCCATCAACATCAACAAATGCTTCTCTTGTAATATCATCTAGTGTTGAATATACAAAAGAACCATTTTCATTACTACCAATGAATGATTCGCCTTTTTTTAAAGTAAATGCACCAATCTGTGGAGATACTGGTACATCCATACTAATTGTTGCCTTTGCTGACTTTGATGATCTTGGTGTATATCCAATCAAACTCGCAAGAGAAACAACATTATCTCTAATAGAGGCACTATCAAAAAATACTTCATTAGCAATCAGGTTAGCATTTAACGCTGAATAATAAGTGTTGTATGATAGTACATCAATCAATTGGGTCAATACAGACCCTTCAAAATTATAATCACTAAAAGTATCAGACGCACGTAAATACGCCTTCAAACTTTGTTTGATATTCTCAAAATCTAAATTAGTGATTGTGTTAAACGCCATTATACTCGTTCTAAAATAAGGTTAAGTGACTGCTGATTCAGTGGTAATCCTACAATTTCATAATTAATTGTAATATCTACTGAATTATCGTCTATATTATCAAGATAATCAATATTAATAACTTTAACGCGAGGTTCAAAAACTTTTAATGCGTCTTCAATTGAAAGTGTGATATCATCTGCCAAAATAGGGTCAAAATTTTCAAACAATGCAACTTGTGCTTCAGTTCCAAAAAGAGGACGAAAGGGTTTTTCGCCTCTCATGGTCATTACAACACTTTTTACTGCTTGTTTGATGGCATCCTCATTTGTTAACAGATTAATATCACCCGTAATAGGGTGAGGTTCAAAACTGGGATTAATATCAACAAATTTTTTGGATACCTTACGCATTTTAACGCCCGTTATACTTTATATATCTACTTTTTCTTGTTTTTTTTGGTTTCTGCTGATTTTTTCAAGTAATAATCTGATTTTGGATCGGTAATTAATACCATACCAGATTTTTTAAATTCTTCACTTTGATCAGGCACGGGTTGATTTGCCATTTTGCTCCAAATTAGTATAGAATAGAACTCTTTATATTTATTCACCCTACGAACCCATACTTTTTGTGCTGGTAGGTTGACGACTAGTTGACTCATTCTTCGTAAGTAGGTGGATGAAAGTTGCAGTACTCATTAAAAGTGATTTTCATCTCTTTATGAGTAAGATTACAGTATTTTGCTGCTTTTGGTAGGTTCCATTTAGCAGTAAACAGCATTTCCATTGATTTACGTGTTTCTGCTCTCAACGTCCTTGACCACGATAACGCTTTTTCTTGCCATTACGTGATGTTGCAGACAATTTTGTGTTTTGTGAACTGCCTTGACGAGTGTTTTTGGGGTTTCCTTGAACGAATTGAACTCCAGAAAGTCCAATCTTGGAACGCATTGCCATGATTTTATGTTTTTTGTGTGAACAACAGTAGTATAGAGCAGATTTTCCGATTTGTCAAGTCAAAAAGCGCCTGCAAACACGTTAAATGACCCTTGAGCGATGGTATCTCCGCAACCAATCAGGTCTCCGATACGCCCAGGTGGACGAAAATTGAAATATACGTTGACTGGACCCTGTGAAATGGGTCTTATTAGGTGTGGTGGCGGACAATTTGAACATGGACACGCATGTGGAGCAAATAAATCTCCCAATCGCCCTGCCAAACTGAAATTTACACGCACATTAGGTGATCCTTGCGTAAGTGCAGATGGAGGATAGCAGATATGCCCTGTAGATAGAGCACCAACAAATGTACAACCTTTCATGGAACAAATTTAGGATTAATAGGATTACGACCTGCCTGACTAGTTATCGCAGTTCCAAACCTTGTTGATGCAATATCTTTATCATCATACACGATTTGCTTAATTGGGAACGTGCCAGCACCAATACCACAACTACTTGTAATGACTACTGTAAATTCTACAATAATCATATAGTTGGGATCTGGTGTGTATGCCTGCATATGATCTTTTACACCAATCTCCTCAATCATTCCGATGGTAGGTGTTCCGGCAATAGCAGAACCGCCAATAGGATTTAGGTATGGACTTCTAATATTTGCAGACCCCTGGTTCAACGTACCGTACTGTGCAACGTATCCAGAAGGAGATGCAACAGTTGTTATAGGAAGATGTGTAGGAGCAACTAAATCTCTACGGTACTTATATTCCTTATTAGGAAACAGATAGTCCGTATAGTTCCCACTAACTCTCATGGTAATAGTACCAGGAAACGTACATGTTGCTGTTGCAACACCAGTACCCGATGTAGCACTACCACTAGAACCATTAGTACTAGTTAATGTTACAGTAAGACCAGGATCACCAAAATATGCAGATGGTGCAACAACTGGAGTAAAACTAGGTACAGTTACTGTAAAGAATTCTGCGTAAATTGGTGGTGGACCAGAAGAAATTAATGGTCCTGGTGGTCCACATGGCGTAGGTCCTGAAATTGCAGTCCAGACATTAGGAACCCATATGGGTGGTACAATGGGTTTCATTACAATACTTGGTGATGGTTGTATTGGTGTATATACGGTTGGTATTGGCATTACTTTACTCTCCTTGCTTCAGATGCATTCAGGATCTCTTGGAATCGTGCCTGCCCTACCAAATAATCATTCATCACATATAGTGTAGTACTCCATGT